GGGAGTTGTCCAACACGGTACAGGTCTACAATCCACTATATTCATTTGGCAATCAGACATTTAACTACTCAAATAGTCCGTTGCCGGATATTAAAAGTCAATTGAGTATAACTCAACCGATTGATCTGGGTAATCGCCCGTTTGGTTTTAATATAATTGGCAATGCTACACCGGTTGTGGATACTGGGGCATCGTATGGTCAGCAACCTTTCTTAATTTATAACACATTGCCTACGGTCTCTTCACTTGATCCAGTATTGGAATTGACCAACAACAATGTTGGTGGCCTGGCTGTTATTGGAAGCCTTCGGGGGTATGGTAGTATATTGTTTAATGGTACTAGCCAATATTTAACAGTGGCTGCAAATGCCGCATTTGATTTTAGTACTGGTGATTTCACCATGGAATGTTGGATATACACAACAAGTTTGGCTGCTACTCAACAAACAATTGATCTCTTTAGCAATGCAGCTGGATCATATATCGTTGGACAATGCCAACTTCAATTGTTAACTACCGGAGCGGTTGCTTTTGCTTATGCCACCTCCACCTCCGCTGCTACCTTTTTTGGCACAGCAGCATCGGCAGTGACCATAAACTCTTGGTATCATATTGCTGTGGTTCGGTCAGGCTCTGCCGTTGGAAACTTAAAAATTTATGTAAACGGCGTGCTTGCAGCAACCAGCGCAGGAGCATTGACCCAAGCCTTTGGTACCACTGGATCAATGTCCGTTGGTAGACAAACAAATAATACTAGTAACTTCTTTTCTGGTTATATTAGCAATCTACGTATAGTCAAAGGTGCAGCAGTCTACACCGGCAATTTCACAGTACCCACTGCCCCATTAACAATTACCCAAAGTTCCGGCACAAACATCTCGGCCATTACAGGCTCACAAACTAGTTTGTTATTGAATACCCCATTTAATGCAGCTGCCCTCAATGATACCTCATCGTTTGGGTTCACATTAACAAATACAGGTACAGCAACATCTAGTTCTATAAATCCATTTCCGCCAGGTAGCGTACTGCTGAACGGTACTACTCAATCACTCACAGCAAACACAGCAGCCACCTGGACCTACCTACACAATGGATTGCAGGACTATACAATAGAATGTTGGTATCGTAGTAGCTCTACTGTATATCAAAATCTATTAGGCACCAGTGGCACGACTGCATCCATTGGCTTTGAGTTGTCAATAAACAACCCCACAGTGGGAGCAGTGACAGTGGTTTACACTAGGGGTGTTTCAACCAATAACACATGGACTTATGCGAACAGTGCTGTTGCAACCAATGCCTGGTACCATGTGGCAACAACTTTTGCCAGTAGTACAAAACGATCAAACATTTATGTAAATGGTAACTTGGCAGGTACTGCTGCTAATGTGGCGTTTGCTTATAGCGCATCAGCACCCACAAACACATTGGGCATTGGGTTTACCACTGGCACTGGGCAATTCAACGGTTACATGACCAGTGTGCGTATAACTAAATCTATCGTATATACTGCAAACTTTACACCAGCAGTTCCGCTGACCAGTATCAGTAGCACACAATTATTATTACAGTTCAATTCCAGTGGTGCTTTGTTGACTGATTCTGGCCCCAATAACAATACCATTACCAACGTTGGTGCAGCAACATTTTCTACAGTTGCGCCAACTGTGGCCAATGTGGCCACAGTGAACAATTACTACAACTACTCACAATTGTATTTTAACGGTGGGTTGAATATACCCTACGGAGATATTACATCAAACGTATTAGCGTCTAGCAGCCCAGTTAATACCTATACCAATCCCAGTGGTGCAATGTTGAATGCAAACGCCAGTATACTGACCACCGGCACTGTTGATAGGGTTGGCCGTTTTGACCAAAGTAATGTTACTGTAATTTCTGTTAATCTACAGCCAGGTTCGGTGGCAACACAGGCTGGCTCACAGGTGTTGTTAGCAGATCTATCGCAGGATATCCAGTCTAATCACATCAGCGGTTACCTTGCCCTTGGGGCACCATTCCTCTATTATGATTTAGTGTCGACGCCCGCTACGTATAACACAGCCAATTATTCTGCACCTGCGCTAGTAAACCAAACTATAAATTTTGATCTAGGTCAAAAAAACATATCATCACAACGCTACTTTGTGCCCAACGGTGCCTCTGTGAATTCGGTAACAAATAACCGGTCGCCGCAGCAGACTATCATTGTAAATGCACAGCCCGAATTTATGCTGGTCAATTCGGATCGGAACTTTGTAGCTAGTAATGTTAATCCAACCAATTATCAAACTATACAACCTGTCACGCCCGACAATGATCCGCGTTTGGCCAGCTTAAAGGTAGGATTTGCAGTCAAAGGTCAAACTGGAACTAACCCGTATAATCCACAAAACATCTATTAGAGGTTTATTTTTCAAGACAATGAGTGTATACTTAAATACACTATGAAAATTGCTATTATCGACATCATCGGCCTACCATACGATGGAACTACTGTGTTTAAACAGGGACTTGGTGGATCCGAAAGTGCTGTAACTTTTATGGCACGAGAACTGGCACAAATTGGATTCGATGTCACAGTATTCAATAATTGTAATATAGATCAAGCACAAGCCGGTGTGTATGATTTAGTTACTTACTGTCCGCTTACCGATCTAGCCTCAGAACATTCATTTGATATTGTTATCAGTAGCAGGACAGTAATTCCTTTTGTAGATGCAATTGACTACCACAAATTGCAAGATAATAGAGCATTTGCATTACAACCATATAATCTATACGACAGAATTATAGCTCAAGCAAAGATGCGCATATTGTGGATGCACGATACTTTTTGTTTAGGTGATAATTTAATAGAAGAATTAGCAGTTGCCGATCGTATCACAGATATATTCACACTTAGTGATTTTCACCTTACCTATGTGGCCAATTGCAATCACGGGCGCAGAAGGAACTTTGAAGTATTAAAGCGTAAAATGTTTATTACCAGGAATGGCGCTAATTGCTATGTACCCGAAGTAGATATCGCTGCTAAAGATCGAAACTTATTTGTTTATAATGCCAGTGTAACTAAAGGTATGATACCTTTGGTGAATGAAATTTGGCCTAGAGTTAAATCACAAATTCCAGATGCTCGATTAAAAATAATTGGTGGCTACTATAGATTTAGTTCAGCATCAGAACCAGACGCACAAGAACAAGACTGGCGACGAATGGTTGCTGATCCCAAGTATACCAATTGGGGAATAGAATTTCTAGGAGTGATACCACAACAACAAATTGGATCAATACTAGCGCAATCAAACTTTATGATATACCCTTGCGCATTTCCAGAAACGTTTGGTATATCTATATTAGAAAGTCTACTGTACAATACTCCGGTTATTACTTGTAGATTTGGTGCAGCAGAAGAAGTAGCACTAGAAGGTGCCAGCTACTTGATTGATTATCCAATTGAGCCTAATAGTTTATTTCCTGATGTTAATACAGCACAGCAAATTGATCAATTTGTAGCAATGACTGTGCGAGCCTATAATGATACATATTTGCATCAACAAAAACAATATTATTGTAACATTGTAAAACCATTGGCTGGATGGGATACAGTAGCTTTGCAATGGAAACAGCTCTTCTTTCATCGATCCGGCAAGTACTTGTCGAGACAACAATATCAACAGATAACAAAAATAAATCGACAAGTTCATAAAGTTTGGCAGCGTAGATATCATAACGTAGTTGAACTAGAACACCATAAAACTGGAGCAGAGCAAGAAATAATTATTGTAAGCACGTTTTATAATTGTCATGATTATATAGCACGTTGTATTGAAAGTGTAGCTGCACAAGATTATGATAACTATCAACATATTTTAATTGATGATAAATCAACCGATAATACGGTTGAGGTTGTGCTTGCTACTTTAGATACATTACCTGAATACTTACGCAACCGTTTTGTTATAGTATCAAATAAAGAACGCTTAGGTGCAGTATATAATCAAGTTGCATCTATTAGAGAAATAGAGAATCCTAATGCTATAGTAATGATACTTGACGGCGACGATAGTCTAGTCAACGATAACACCATATTCAATTATTATAACGCCATATACGACGGCACTACTGAATTTACATATGGTTCATGTTGGAGTATGGTCGATAACATACCATTGATTAGTCAACCATATCCAGAGTCTGTTAAACAAGCCAAATCATATAGACAACATCATTTTAATTGGATATTGCCGTATACACATTTACGAACATTTAGGAAATATCTCATTGAAGACATTCCAGACAGCAATTTCCAAGATAGTACCGGTAAATGGTTCAAGGCCGGTGGCGATGGATCTACTTTTTATAGTCTAATAGAAGCAGCAGATCCTGCACAAGTAAAATGTTTACAACAAATAGTTTATAATTATAATGATGCCAATCCATTAAATGATTATAAAGTGAATAGTAAGGAACAAACAGCCGCGGCACAGGCTATTATTAATAAACAAACAAAACCTGTTGTGGCGCCCGATACAAAGAAATATTCTATTGTAGTGCCCACCATGTGGAGATTAAAAGATCAATTTGTTTCTTTTATTAATCAGTTGTGTTTGCATCCTGCTGTAGATGAGATTATTATTATTGATAATGATAATACACAAACACCTCAATTGTCTCATGAAAAAATAAAAATAAAAGATTTTGGCAAAAACATTTATGTTAATCCTGCTTGGAATCTTGGAGTAGTGGTTAGTCGTAATAATCGTATATGCATTCTCAATGATGATGTAATGTTTGATCTTGGCTTATTTGAAAAATTACAAGATCTGATTACTCCAGAATCTGGGGTGTTTGGATTGTGCCCGGGCGTATCAGATTTTAATCAGCCGCCGTACATTAATGGCGCCATAGATGTTATTCCGTGGACTACGCAACACACCTACGGATTTGGTTGTTTGATGTTTATACATAAAGATTCATGGCAACCAATTCCAGAGGGATTAAAAATATATTATGGCGATAATTATATATTTGATTTACAATTAAGTCGTAATAAAACTAATTATCTAATAACAAATGTAATGTTCCACACGCCATTTGCTGTCACTACGTCTGATACTAGCATCACTGATGGGTTTCTAGATAAAGAGACTATAGAGTATCAGCAAGTCAATCCGTTAACAAATAAAAATATTATGCCTATTCCAAATAAGAAAAAAATTCTAATAGCTATACCAACAGCCAAATATATAGAGCCAGAGACATTTAAAAGCATCTATGATTTAATTGTGCCTGATGATTGCGAAGTAACATTCCAATACTTTTTTGGATATCGCGTGGATCAAGTACGTAATTTAATAGCAGACTGGGTAGTTAACGGATTTGATTATTTGTTTAGTGTTGATAGTGATATATCGTTTGAAAGAGATACATTACAAAAATTATTAGCACATGATAAAGATATGGTCTCCGGATTGTATATACAACGTGTCCCTGGCACACAAATAGTGGAAATTTACGAACACAATCAATTTGGTGGCGTTGTAAACATTCCATATGATAGATTAAAAAACCGAGGATTAGTGAGTATTGCCAGTTGTGGTTTTGGCTGTGTCTTGGTTAAGAAACGAGTATTTCAACATGTCGGATATCCGCAATTTGAATATCATCCGGCCATTAGTCACAGTAACACAATATCTGAAGATGTTGATTTTTGTAAAAAAGCATTAGCTAAAGGATTCGGCATCTTTGCTGATACTTCTATTTTATGTAATCATATTGGTAATTACAATTTTGAAATTAAACAATGACTACATTAGAAGAAAAACAAACTCGGCTTCGAGAGTTGGGCAGTCAAAGATTAATGCCATGGGATCATGTCAAGTATCTCATGTATCTGCAACGCGAATATAATTTTAATCCTGCAGTTGTCTATGATGTTGGTGCATGTGTATTGCATTGGACAAACGAAGCTCGACAAATATGGCCTACTACAGATTTTGTAGTTTTTGAAGCAATGGATACCAGTGAATTTTTGTTTAAAGAACAAGGGTTAAAATACAACATTGGGGTATGCAGTGATGTTAGCGGAAAAGAAGTTGATTTTTATCAAAACGATTATCATCCTGGCGGCAATAGTTACTACAAAGAAAACGAAGCAGTCAATCCCGAAGCACCTGACTATTTCAATGAGTCACATCGTCGCAGATTAACCACTGTTACATTAGATGATGTTAGACGTCAAAAGTCTTTTCCTATGCCACAGTTAATTAAGATGGATGTTCAAGGTGCAGAACTAGATGTACTTAAAGGTGCAGTTGAAACATTACAATCAGTTGAGCATGTTATATTAGAATTACAAATTGTTGAATATAACAAAGGTGCACCGTTAAGGAATACTGTAATTGAATATATGAGCAGTATTGGATTTGAATGCATGGGCCTGTTTAGTAACAATGGCCCAGACGGCGACTACCACTTTGTGCGTAGACATTAACAATTTAATTGTGCTATCTGAATTTTTTTATAAATCTCTTCAGAATTAAATGTTCTGTAAAGTCCTGGGTGCATTGGTTTAGGGGCCGCACCTAACGGAACCCATGCATATCCTAAATGTTCGTTGTTGAGTTTAGGCACAAATTCAAAATCAACCGCAATAAAAAAAGTGTGATATACAAATCGTTCGTTGTTACTAGTGAACATTTCTATAGGTATAAACTTTGGATCTAGTATTTCTCCATCAAGTTCTTCTCTAATTTCTCTCATTAATGCTTTTGATGAGTTTTCATTGAAATCAATTTTACCACCGGCAAGTCCCCATGTCAGTGGCCAGCTGCCTGATGCTCTAAGTAAAAACAAATATCGTTGGCTATTTTTAGCGTAAATTAATGCGCCAACTCCTTCGGTTACGGTTGCGGAATGACTCTCCATGCGCCCGATCCGTACCTGCCCTCTACTGATTTTATCCATTGTTGATCTTTCCATTTATATTGAGTATTTGTTCTTAAATTAGTTATAAATTCTATTGTAGAGGTTTCCTGACTATTAAATACCACACTCCAATGGCCATCGGCAAATTCAATTATGTCATTTGATTTTGCAACTAAAAATGGTTTATTAGGTCTATTCCAAGCGATCGCCCCTTCGACATCATTGATTGCTCCGATGTCGTCTAAGATTAAAAATCTACTTCCATCACCCGGAGTTAATATTTCTGAATCAACAACTACAGTTCTTGGATCTATTATAGCATCAATTGGTGGCAATGTGTTAGCGGGCAGTGTGTCAACTATTGGAGTAAACAGTAATAGACTTTCATCTGTCGGATGATGCGAAACTGTTCCAACTACAACAATATTATCCTGCTCAAGAGTAACACGACTTATGCCATTAATTAACCCACCATAATTTTTAAATAACAATGTCCAACTATATGCATTGGCATAAGAAGTAGTACCTGGTGTAAAAGTTACTGGTAAGTTTACCAAAAAGTTACTTTCTTGTTCTGATTTTATTAATCTGAGTGTATTACCAATATAGATAATATTAGATCCAACCGGAGTATACACATGTCTAGCCATTAAATCTCCGGGGTTGTATGTACCCTCGTTGAGTTCGTGAGTAATATTAGTAGCATCCCAGGTGCTGGTAATAAAGCGTCGAATTACCCCCATATTTTTAACTTTTGCAGGAGGAGAAATCCAGATAGGTAAATCAAATGTCATTGTACCTATATCAATCGGATCTTCTGTACCAGTGGGAACAACTCTACTAGAAAAGTTGACATCTGTTAATGTGATATAACTCAGGCTGGTCCAGTCAATATAATTGTCTGAACTTTGTATATCTAAACTTGGATTAAACAGCACAGCAATTTGTTCAAATAATTGCAATTTTTGATCTGTGTTACTAGTCCAAATATCGCATTTTATAGTCAGCATATACGGAACTGGCATTAGCCTTTCTACTGTTAACATATTACCTGCCGCAGCAGTAAAGTTTCCTGCTGGATCCACTGCACGTTCGGTTACTTGTAATTTACTTACATGGAATGGTTCCTGCATTCTTTTTTGGTCGTATCGGAATCCTGTTACATAAATTGACATAGCAGGAACCGTGGGTAGCGCATTTTCGCTATTATTACGTAATATGCTAGCCGCCTGCCTACTGCTATCTCCGTAGTAAATAGGGACCTGTAAAAGATGTACATTTCCATCTCTATCTTTTCCAAGCGAAACTTGAAAATTACTGAGTATCCTTACAAATTGTTGTAAAAATCGACGTATTTGGCCTGAGTAAAAATATGTATTATTCATTTTATGGAGGTGGAGTGTCTGGTCTTATTCTGAGTACATCATTTAGATTTTGTTTTTGCGGATTAATAACATTATTAACATCAATCCAGGTATTATTATTATTAATAAAACTATGACGTAAAGTATTATTATCGTCGGCGCCTTTAGTTAAATTACTGCGTACAGCATCTTCAATTTTTAACCAACGCCTACCATCGAATCTAAATAACCTATTAGGCAAGTAATCGAGTCTTAAACAAAAGTCTCCTTGTGCTGGTGTTGCTGGAAAACTAATACCTTGCGATACCGGATAACCATTGGGTGCAATTCCGTCGCCACTTAAAAATCCTTTTGTTTTAGAAACAGGAGTTGGTTCATTGTCTGGTGCATAGTTATATAAGTTATTAACATAATATCCACTTTTTGGAACTTCGTCTTCGGCTTGTTGTAGTATTGCTTCGTTGATTGATAATTTTTTATCATATATGCTTAAAATATCTTTTATTGGAGTATTATCTGTATCACTAACTGTAATAGTGTTTAATATATCTTTGTATTCTTGACTATCCACCATTGGATTAATTTTACAACGCCATAAATGCGGCCACCAAGTTGGGCTAAAT